TTGACACAGACGATCTAGATTGTATTGCATTTGTAGATGAAAAGACTAATGCAGTAACAGTTAAGTTTATTGGTATACCTAACAAAGAATCAGCTGATCTGTTTATTAACTATGTAATGGTAACATTAGGAATAGATTACAATTCTTTAAACGATATGCATAAATCCAATATGTTACACTAATGAATATTAAAATACCCTACACACCTAGAAAACATCAAAGTTACTTACATCAACAAATTAATAAACATAGATGGAGTGTGCTAGTTTGTCACAGGAGATTTGGTAAAACAGTATGCATGATCAACCACTTAATTAAATCAGCATTAATGTGTCCACATAAGAATCCAAGATTTGCATATATTGCTCCTACCTTCAAGCAAGCTAAAAGCATTGCTTGGGATTACATGAAACAATTTACTGATAAAATCCCATCAACAAAGTTCAATGAAACAGAGTTAAGAGTAGATCTACCTAATGGTGCTAGGATTACATTACTTGGAGCAGAAAATTCTGATGGATTAAGAGGTATCTATTTAGATGGCTGCGTCATAGATGAATACGCAAACATCGATGGAAAGCTATTTGCAGAGATAATTAGACCAGCTCTATCTGATAGAAAAGGCTACTGTGTCTTTATTGGTACACCTGCTGGAATGAACAATAACTTCTATGATCTATACCAACACGCAAATGGTGCAGAAGATTGGTTTAACTACAAAGCTAAAGCCAGCCAGACAAAGATAGTTGACCAAGAAGAATTAGATAAAGCAAGAGAAGTTATGGGAGAAAAAAAATACCTGCAAGAATTTGAGTGCGATTGGATAGCAAATATAGAAGGTGCAATCTATGGAGACGAAATGAATAAACTAGATGATAAGAAACAACTAGCAAGAGTTCCCTACGATCCTACTTTGCCTGTCTCAACTGCATGGGATCTCGGTGTCGCAGACCACAGTAGTATTATATTCTTTCAGCAAAAAGGAACAGCAATACAAGTAATAGATTATCATGAAGAAAGAGGTCATGGATTACCACACTATATTCAGTTGCTAAACGAAAAACCATACGTTTACAAAGAACATTACGCACCACACGACATCGAAGTACAAGAGTTCGGCAATGGCAAAACAAGAAGAGAGATTGCATATCAGTTAGGAGTTAGATTTAAAGTAGTACCGAAGCTACCAGTAGAAGAAGGAATCCATGCAACAACCATGTTATTAAATAGATGTTGGATTGATACAGACCATTGCAAAAACTTGATAGATGCGTTAAGACATTACCACAGGAAGTATGTAGACAAATCAAGAATGTTTAGATCAAAGCCTGTACATGATTGGAGTAGTCATGCTTGCGATGCGATGAGGTATCTAGCAGTAGGCTTACAAGAATTAAATACTAGACAAACTGCTCCACAAAGTGTAGCAGATAATGATTACAGGATTATATAATTATGGGTTCAATATTCAAACCAAAAATGCCAGCGTTGCCACCACCACCAGCTCCTATTGAAGCACCAGAGCCAGAAGTTTCACCAGAAGAAGAAGCAAGAATTGCAAAAGAACAAGCTGCGATTGAAAGAAAAAGAAGAGGAAGAAAATCTACAATCCTTACTGGACCACTAGGTATTCAAGAAGATAAGGAAGAAAAACTAAAAACATTACTAGGAGATTAATATGTTAGATAAAATTAAAAAAGTAATTAATAAAATTAAACCTGCTGCTAAAAAAGTTGTTAGCAATATGGATGATCTAGATACCGGTGTAGGTATCAATCAAACAGTTAAAACAGAAGGAAAAGTAGAAGTTAAATCTGAAACTAAATCTTCTTTAACATTCGGAAAATAAATGGATAGAAGAGAAAGTTATAGAACTTCCAATGCCTATACAAGCAATTCTTATAATGCAGGCATAAGTAAAAGCACAAACACAACTACAGCAACTAACACAGGAAGTGGAAACGATAATAAAGAAACTTATAGAACTACAACTCAATACACTCAATACACTCCAACACAAACAAAAAAAGCAAAAGCAAAAGTAGCAGCAGATATAGCAAAAGATAATGCAAAAAAATTTAAAGATTATTCCTATCAACCACCAAAGTTCATTCCTTCAATTGCTGGAAAAGTTGTTTCAAAGTTATTTGGAAAAAAATCATTTGAAGTAAATAAAGCATATTATGAAAAAAATCTTATTGGTAAAACAAATCTAGCAACAGGAAAAGCATATAGTGCTTCAATAGAAGATTATAAAAGTTACATGAGTGCAAGAGGTTCTGGATCAATAGATGCTATGGGTAGAGAAGTTAATAATCGTGATGGGGGTGGTGGTCAGTTAGTTGAAAAAAATATTGGTGGAAGAACTTTACTTACAACAACACCAACTACTGCAGAAGTTTCGCAAAGCAAAGCAGCACAAGTAGAAGATAGTGCTGAATTAAAAAAAAAGAGAGTTAAGGCAAAAGGAAGATCACCAACAATCATGACAGGAGTTACAGGTGTAACTGGTGGCTTGACATTAGGCAAACCAAGTTTATTAGGTAGTTAATATGGCACAAACAGATTTAGCAAAAAATTTATTAAAAAGATTTGACAGACTTAAAACTCAAAGACAAAATTGGGAAAGTCATTGGCAAGAAGTTGCAGACTATATGCAACCAAGAAAAGCTGACGTAACTAAAACAAGATCTAAAGGTGATAAAAGAACAGAACTTATTTTTGATAGTTCACCATTACAATCAGTAGAATTATTAGCAGCATCATTACATGGTATGATGACTAACCCATCAACACCTTGGTTCTCTTTAAAATTTAAGAACGATGGAATGGAAGGAGAGGATGAAGCAAAAGAATGGTTAGAGTCTGCTACTGAAGTTATGTATTCAGCTTTTAACAAGTCTAACTTCCAACAAGAAATATTTGAATTGTATCATGACTTAATTACATTTGGTACTGCTGCAATGTTTATTGAAGAAGATGATGAAGATGATTTAAAATTTTCTACTAGACATATTAATGAAATGTATATTTCAGAAAATGACAAAGGTAGAATTGATACAGTATTTAGAAAGTTTAAAATATCTGCAAGAGCTGCAATTCAAAAGTTTGGTAACGTATCAACTAACATAGCAGTTATAGCAAAAAAAGATCCATACGAAGAAGTAGAAATACTTCATTCAGTTTATCCTAGATCAGATTTTAATCCTAAAAAACAAGACAAAGAAAACATGGAGTTTGAATCTGTATATCTAGATGCAAGTTCTGGAGATGAATTATCTGTATCTGGTTTTAGAGAGTTTCCTTTTGTAGTACCAAGATACTTAAAAGCATCACACGAAATCTATGGTAGATCTCCTGCAATGACAGCTTTGCCAGACGTTAAGATGTTAAATGAAATGTCTAAAGTTATAATCAAGTCTGCACAGAAACAAGTTGATCCACCTTTACTTGTTCCAGACGATGGATTTATGTTACCTGTAAGAACTGTACCCGGTGGACTAAACTTCTACAGAGCAGGAACTAGAGATAGAATTGAACCATTAAACATTGGTGCAAACAATACACTAGGTTTAAATATGGAAGAGCAAAGAAGAAACTCAATCAGAAATGCTTTCTATGTAAATCAATTACAAATGCAAGATGGTCCACAAATGACGGCAACAGAAGTCATTCAAAGAAATGAAGAGAAGATGAGATTACTTGGACCAGTTCTTGGTAGACTACAATCTGAATTATTAAAACCATTAATTGATAGAGCATTTGCAATTTTAATGAGAAAGAATTTATTTGCTAATCCACCAGAATTTTTATCTGGTCAAGATATAGAAATTGAATATGTATCACCACTTGCAAAAGCACAAAAATCTACAGAGCTGTCATCTATTATGAGAGCAGTTGAAATTTTAGGTAGCTTATCAAATGTTGCTCCAGTATTCGACCATATTAATATGGATAAATTAGTTAGGCATTTAACTAGCATTGTTGGTGTACCTCAAAAAATTTTGAAGCCACAAGCTGAAATAAATGCTGAAAGACAAGAGCAAGCAGCACAAGCTGAACAACAACAACAAATGCAACAGATGCAACAAGTAGCACAAGCAGGGAGAGATATAGCACCATTAGCAAAAGCATTGCCAGAAGAAGCACAAGCAGTAGCTAATTCAGAAGCTGAATAATATGCAATCAGAAAAACAAATGGAAAGTTTCATAAAGAAACTAAAAGACAATTATCAATATATTTTTAATACAGACGAAGGTAAACAAGTTTTGTCTGATTTAGAAAAAAGATGTCATTATCATTCTACCACTAATGTAAAAGGTGATAGTCATGAAAGTGCATATATGGAAGGTCAACGCAGTGTACTTCTATTTATAAAAACAATGCTGCAAAAGGAGAATAAAAATGTCAAGTGAACAGATAACACAAACTGATGTGCCTGTAGAAGAGACAACACAAACTACTACAGACACTCCTCAAGAAATCGAACAACCATCAACTGTTGCCAAGTCTTGGAAAGAAACAATCTCGGAAGAGTTTAGAAACGATCCTAACATTTCTAAATTTACTGAAATAGATGCGTTAGCTAAAAGCTATATCAACGCAACTAGAATGATTGGTCAAGATAAAGTTGCAGTACCAAATGAAAACTCAACAGACGATCAATGGAATGAAGTGTATGGAAAACTTGGCAGACCAGAATCTGCAGACAAATACAAGTTAGAAGTACAATCTGAAACAGCTCCATTAGATGAAAGTGCAATAAAACAATTTGCAGAAAATGCTCACAAGCTAGGTTTAAATAATAAACAGGCTCAAGGTATTTTAGAATACTATAAAGATTCTATGGAAGGATCTGTTCAAAAAGCAAGAGTAGATACTGAAACTGCTCAAGCAAATGCTGAACAAGAACTTCGTAAAGAATGGGGTAGATCTTATGATGAGAATATAAAAAAAGCTGGTGCTATTGCTAAAGCAAACATGAGTGAAGATATTCTTAACATGGAACTAAAAGATGGTACTCGTATTGGAGATCATCCTTCTGTGATAAAAGGTTTTGCAAGCATTGCTAATCTAATGTCTGAAGATAAATTAGTAAGTACAGATAGCGAAAGTGTTGATCAAGGTACAGACTATGAAGCAGAAATTAGTAAACTTGTTAATGATAGAGATGGTCCATATTGGAATAAGTCTCATCCAGATCATGATAAAGTAGTTCAACAAGTATTTACTTTAAGAACAATGATTAATGGATAAAGAAGAAATAAGATTAGAAATACTTCGTATTGTTGTAGAGAGTGGATCAGAAAATCAAAAATCTAATCCCTTGCCAATCTGCGAAGAATATTATACATGGGTTTGTAAGGCGAGTGAAAATTCGCCTAGCAAAAGAAAGACAATTCGTAAGAACCTTTCTGACAACAAAGAATAGAATTGTAGTCTAAAAGACTTTAAATCCAAGAGAAGCCAGAATTTCTGATAACGTCTCTGTTTTGTTTTAACATTAACTTAACAATAATAGGAGACATAATATGTCAACTGAAATAACAAAAGCATTTGTAGAACAATATAGTTCTAACATACAAATGTTATCACAACAAAAAGGATCACTTTTAAGAGATAAAGTGAGACTTGAATCTGTTACAGGGAAGAATGCTTTCTTTGACCAAATTGGTTCTGTAACTGCAACTGTAAGATCAAGCAGACACTCGAACACTCCACAAGCAGATACTCCTCACTCAAGAAGAAGAGTTTCACTTGTTGATTACGAGTTTGCAGATCTTGTAGA